CTCGTTCACCCAGTGGATGTGGGCTCCACCTTGATCCATGCCGTGAGTGTGGCTCGGCGCTGCTTGCACGGTGACCTTGATCGGCCCGCCGCCACCCGCCTGCACCGCCACGTTGTGCTTGTGCTGAGGCATGTTCGCCACGGTCAGTGTCACACTGTCACGCCCGCCCGTGGTCGCCGCAGTACGGCTGAAGTCGGTCAGCAGCACCCGCTTGTTGGCGTTGGGGAGCCGCATGTTCCGAGACCCCGGAGTTCCCGTCACCACGCCGAAGTTGGGGAGCGTGAAGAGGTTGGGGTACTGCGTCTCGGAGATGGTCGATCCGTCGAGAGCCACCCACCCCAAGGACTCCATATCGGCCTTCGACCGCACGCTGGTGATGATGGTGCCGAGTGGTACGGCGCTCTCGAAGGTGGCCAGTTCCTTCCAACTGCGAACACCCGTGGGGCTCTTGCTGAGGACGTACACCCGGCCGTTGGTGTGGTCCTGCCACATGTCGCCCAGCACGTAGGGAGCCACCGCTGGAGGCATCGTGGGGCTGTGTGACAGGTTCCTGCCGGTGACCAGCCCGAAGGCCTGAACCTCTCCGCTGGAGAAGACGTTTCCGGCGCTCAACTCTTGGTTGACGATGAGGTTGTGGAGGATGCGCAGGTAGCCAGGAGAGGCCCGCTCCAGTGTGGTATCACCCTCCCACGCCATCTTGCCGTCGCCACTGACGATGAAGTGATCGCCCGTGCCGTTGCGGTTCTGAATCAGCGGGGCAGACGGAGCGATCTTGGTGAGCAACGACTTGCTCACGAACTTGCGCTTGTCGATCACGTTGTCCGACAGGCTGGAAGCGCCCACAGGGGCGTAGACCGAAGCCAGCGCCGTCACGTTGAGGGGCACATCGGGGAGCACAGGGTCAGTGCTGTCGGTCCCTCGGATGACGGTGATGGTGCCGCCCTCGTTGACACCCACGATGTCGAAGCGGTCGAGAGCACCGCCTGTGCCTACCGCTGAAGTCTGACCGTCGTTGACGGTGACCAGCGCGCCGTTGACGAGGGCAAGGCCACCCGAGAGGGTGGCCGTCGAGCCCGTGACAGTGACGAGACAGCCCTCGACCACGCCCCATTGGGCGTGGGCGACCGTGTTGAAGTCGATCTGGTCAGGCTCGGCCATCCGAGGGTTCGACACCCTCGAAGCGTTCGGGATCAAGAACCCGTCGTGTGGAAGGGTCGGCCGTGCCATGGCCTCGGACTCCTATCGGGTGTAGATGTACCCCAGGCTGTGCAAGTAGCGAGCAATGTCCACCGGCACCCGGTACCTCTTCCCGGCCTCCAGCCGGTACGAGTAGTGCGGGTTGCCGTAGGTGAATTCCTCGATTGTCTCGGCCATGCGGATCTCCACCATGCCGCTGGCGTCTACGCGAGGCGGCGGAGTGTTGACGGGCTCGACCTCGATCTCACGATGCTGTGGGATGGGACCGGTCTGTGTGTTGCTCGGAAACCCGAGGTCGCTGGGTCGTGTGACCTGGCTCTCCTCGGTGTCGATCTCAACCTCAACGTCGGCTTGAGGCGTTGTGCGTGCCACGATGGATTCTCCCTTGATAGCTGGCTATGGGCCAGCCTACTTCTAGGCCTCGAAGGCCTCTAGCCATGCGATCAGCGTCGTGCGGTTCTTGCCCTCGGATTCGAGCGCCCACACCTCATCACGCTGGTCGGGGTTGGCCTCGACGTAGGCCTGCACCTCGGCCACGGTGTAGTCGGCAGGGTCGTAGGACTCAGGCTCTGCTGCGCCTTCACCCTCACCCTCACCGCCTGCGGCAAGTGCTTGGAAGCCTTCGGGCTCTTCCTCTTCGGCGTCACCCCAGGTGTTGGGGCCGTGGACAGCCACGATGGACATTGTGATACCTCCGTATCGGCCGTGTGGGCGGGGAGAGCAGTATGAGGTGCCACCCCCGCCCACTCACGAACTCGTGGGCTGTCAGTTCGTGATGATCTTCACGACCGACGAGTCGGTCACGACACCCCAGCCCCAGATCGAGTACCAGGCGAGAGCGTGCTCACGACCGAAGTCGAGAACGCCGCCGTCGCGCAGTTCGACGGGGAGGGACACGGCATGACCGAAGGCGTTGTCGCCCAGCATGAGCGCCTCGTAGACGCCGTTGCTCGGACCCCACGGCTCACCCCAGCCGGGAAGCGCCGTCTCACCCGTGGGCAGGTCGTCCAGGGTGCCCGGATCGGCCACGTCGGGGAACGGGTTGTTCGGCGGGGTACCCGGAGCGCCATCGCCGGGGTTGCCGAGGGCCGTGCCACGCCAATCGGGGTTGAACGGGTTCGGCGTGGTGACGGCACCACCGGGAAGCTGTGGCCACGGATCGGTCACGTCGGCGGAACCGGCGAGCGGGCTGCCGATCTGCGTCGTCTCGATGAACACGACGTCATCGATGCGGCCGATCTCCCCGAGCATGAAGTTGCCGGGAGCGGCGTACTTCGTGACCTCGATCCACTCCGGCGTGTCGCGCAGGCGGCGGCTCTGGTGCGGGTGGATGAAGCAGACGTACGTCTCACCGAGGCGGGGCACGTTCTTGGACGACAGCACCTCGACCGCATCCTTCACGGCGTGCGGGGTGAGGTAGTAGTTGTCGTCCACCGCGGCGGTACCGCCCGAGGTGACGACGGCAGCCATGTTGGCGGCGGGCGTCCCCGGCTCGTAGATGCCGTAGCCGGTGTTGATGGCCGCAGGCTTGGTGTAGCCGAACACGACCGACGACGCCCGTGCGATGGTCGAGCGGGCCTGGCCGTCCATGTAGAGCGCCATGTTGCGCCCGAGCAGGCGGCTGGCCGACGCCATGATGTCATCGAACGACGCGTTGAGCAGGAGTTCGGACACCGCCACTGCGAAGCCCTGCTCCTGCACCGTGATCGCGTACTGGTTCGCCGTGATGGCGTGCGTCTTCATCCGCACACCTTCGATCAGCGGACCCGAGGGCATCGGGAGGTTGTTGTAGCGCATGAAGTTGACGGTCAGACCGGGCATCGTGCCCAGTTCCGTCTTCGTCACGGCGAACTGCTGGAACCGCAGCACCGGCATCGACTGGAACAGGATCTCCTTCGACCAGATCGTCTGGATCGCTGGACCCATCATTGTCGATCCGGTCGCTACTGATCCCGAGTAGCCGACCCCCGTGTTGTCTTGCTGCAACAGGCCCGTGTATCCGGACACGGCCTCGTACTGCGAATAGGGACCTCCAGGGGCGACCCTCGTCGTGCCGGTGATACCGGATACGACGGGAAGCTCGCCACCAAGACCTGAACCAGGCATAGTGGAACTCTCCTTGTGGAGCGCGGAGCGGCTGGGCCGCTCCTATGTGGGTGGTGTGTTACCCGCTAGCTGAGCTTTCCGGCTCGGCTACTCGCCTGAAGGAGTTCGTTCCTGTATCTCTTGTACGTGTCCATGTCCATGCCCTTGATCATCTCGGGCGTCAACGATTCATACGACGGCAGTTGCTCCATTGGACCCACAGGTGGAGCCGTGGGTGCGGCTCCCATGCGTTGCTGGAATGGTACAGGAGGGGGCTCCACCGATGCCAGGTTCTGGAGAATGGCCTCGGTACGAGCCTTCATCGTCTCGATCGACGCGTCGATCTCTACGACGGTCGATCCAGTGATGAAATCCCGCAACTCGGGGAGGATGTACTCCGACTCCTGGGCGATGCGATCCCGCCTGTACAACTCTGCTTCTGCGAGTTCCCGCTCACGCTGGAAGACGGCTCGATCCGTCTCGTAGCGCTGGTTGATCTCGTTGATCTGAGCCTGGAACTCCTTCTCACGGCGCTCTAGGAGGTCCCGAACCTCCATCTTGCCCTCTTCCTCGGCCCGCCGTGCGGCCTCGGCAGCTTCGGCCTCTGCTTGACGTGCCACCTTCTCAGCCTCCCGCTCTTCAGCGAGAGCCCTGAGTTGGGTGTCCATGTCGTTGATGCGGCCGTACAGCTTGTCCTTCTCCTGCGTGCGCACCCGCTCCAGGTCCTCGTCGGTCCATCGGTAGGCGGGCCGCTCTTCTTGAGTCGGCTGCTGTTGTTGGGGCGCAGGACGCTGTTGCGTCACGTCCTGGTCTGGCCTCGGTGTGCCGCCCCAGTCTGATGCCAGACGCGGCTGTGCGGGCGTGAAGTTGCCCACCAACATGCCGTTTCCGGTGTCTCCCGTGTTCTCCTGTTGAACGCTCATAGGTGTGTCCTTCGGGTTCTCCGTGTGTCGCAACCAGTAGTTATAGCACGATCCGGTTGATACATCGGTATCTCACGCCCACATAGGGGGCTTACGTACGGTCATCCGACTCGAAGTCGGAGAATTGCGGTGGCACCGCTCCATAGGCCAGGAACTGCACCTCTTGGGCGAGTGCCGGGTCCACAGGCGGCTGTGCGGGCACTGGATTACCCTCTTCGTCGGCCCCCATGAGCGGCTGACCATCGGGCGTCATGCCGGTGGCAGCCATGTTGAAGGCGGCGATCTGGTTCTGAATGAGGCTGAGGGCACCGGCCTCCTTGGTGTCCTCCAGCACTTCCTCGAAGATCTCCCTGATCTTCTGGTCGGGGAACTGCACCCCAAGCTCTCGCAGCGCTCCACGACGCGACTCCAGGTTCATCGCCATGAGGGCCTGGATCTCGTTGATCTTGAGCAGCTTGTCGATCGGCATGGGCGACGGCCAGTCCACGTACGTGCGGTAGCTCACCGGCAGCGACGGGTCGAGGTGATCCATCTGGTCGGGCTTGAGCAGCGTGGACGAGAGGTACGGGTTGTACACCGTCAGGTCAGGGGCGAAGACGAAGGCATGGCGGATGACCAACTCGTTGACCCGCTCGAACAGGCGGGCGTAGTTGACCGTCTTGCGCTCGTGCTTGAGCATCAGCGGCTGGTACTGGATGGCCAGCGCGACGCCCGACGTGTTGGAGATGGGCTGCATCGTGCCCAGCGCTGCAGCGGGCACACCCGTGAGTTCGTGCATCGACTGCTTGAGCAACTCCATGTAGCCCAGCGGGCCGGTGAAGTTGGTCTGAAGCTCAAGCTGCGTCACCTTGGCGTCCTTGTTGGTGACGGCCCACACCTTGCGGGGACCCTTCTCCAGGTTGGACGCCTTGGCCCCTGTTATCACAGTGACCGGGCTGGCGTGGTAGTTGATGATGTCGCTGATCTCCGTGGCCTTCTCGTTGTACTCACGGTTCAGCGGGATGATGTCGTTGATGTCGCCCAAGCCCCAGGGACTGGAGGCCACCTCGATGTTGGGGCAGTAGGCGACGGTGATCTCACCGATGGGGTTGGGTCGCCGGTCGATCAACTCGTCGTTGATGTACTCCTCGATCATGTCCTCGGTCATGATCTCGACGTAGGTGAAGACCTGGCGGGTGCCGTCCTGCGCCGTGCCCCAGAACTTGTACTTCGTCTTGAAGCGGATCATCCGGTGGCGGTCGTGGGGATGCCACTCGGGGAAGCAGAACGCCGGGTTGATCGGCAGGATGCGGATGTGACCGTCGTGAGGCACTCCGGCAGCGTCCATGAAGGGCGGCTGATACGCCACTTTCACGAAGACGTCTCCGGAGACCGAGCCGTGCTGGCCGACCTCCATGAGAATCTGCTGCTTGTTGTTGTGGACCTCCCACACCTCCTTGAGCAGGTACGGTGTGATAGCAGAGGTCACCTCGGGGCCGTGGAAGTTGACGCCCTTGCCGAAGGTGAAGTTGACGAGGTAGTCGCTGAAGGCCTTGACCCAGTTGAAGACGAGTTGCGGCTCACCGATCTCGCGCTTGTAGGCCCAGTGGTGCCCCAAGAACCACGCCCAGTTGTTGGCGTAGCGGTTCAGGCGTGGACCGTGGACCTCGAACTCTTCGTCAGCAAGCTCCACGAGCCCGAGCGGAGAGATGGCGATAGTGAGATCACTAGCCGACGCTCGGAAGGAGCCTGGGTAGAAGGCCGTGGTCATAGCGTGGTTACCTTACGCCCTTATCGCTACCGAGCCCGTCGCAGAGGGCCAGCCTTCTGGCCGTAGATCCCTGTGGTCGTCATCTGACCCCCGGCCTCGCTGACACCCGTCTTGGTTGTGCGCCCGTAGACCGGCGTCGTGTCGGTGCCGTCCCGCCCTCCAGGCCGAATCCCGGCGTCTCGGTACATACGCCCCGTAGCTGCTGGCGTCACGTACGTGCGCTTCGACGGCGTACCTGCGAACCTCCACGGCGACACCTGCCGGTTCGGATGGTTCCCTGTGTCTTGACCCTTGGACATCACTTCCCCTTTCGAGTGCGTGCAGCCTTCTTGGCCATGGCGCTACGTGCTCTGGGGCCTTGGGCTGCCTTGTTGGAGATACGCGCAGCGCTCTCCTTGGACAGGCCCTCGTCTCGAAGGGCCTCGTACTGCTCGGGCCGCTTGACGGACGGCCCTGGTGACTTCTTGCCAGGCATCAGTCGTCGTACTTCGGGTCGTGGATCGGATCTCGATCCGGGTGGTTGACCCGGTAGTTCTCGTCCCGAATCCGCATGCGCTGGCGCAAGTCGGCCACCTGCTGCGGGTGCAGTTGCGGGAGACGGGCCTTGAGCGCCGCCTGGTGCGCCATGGCATCTCGATCAACCTTGCGGGAGGGATGGTTGGCGGTGTCTTCACCCTTTGCCATATCTCATCTCCATGTTGTTCTGCTGCTGTTGTCTCAACGGGGCGAACTGGCGCTGCTCCCCGAGCGTCTCCCAGGTGTTCAACCTCTTGGTAGCGGGGTACTCGCCGGGGTTGAAGAGCGACTCCTGCGTTCCTTCCGGCTTGCGCTCTGGCGTCGGCTGCACGGGGTTTGGCTTGCTGGCCCAATCGGGTAGGTCGTAAGGCTTGTCGCGTGGGAACTGTCCGCTGAACACGACGGCCGAGTTCTGGCCCCGAAGCTCGGAGAACAGGGCGGCGTGGGCCTGCTGGGGGAACATCTGCGCATGATGCTGCACCGCCGCTTCCTCGCCATGGCGGTCGGTGCTGCGCCCAATGGCCAGGTGGCCGAACATGTCGTGCACCGCTCGGAAGCGGTCGTTGACCTCAGGCGTGAGCGCCGGATTGCTGCCCTGGTTGATGTTCTGCGAAGTGGTGCTGGTGGCCAACACCTTGAGGCGCTTGTTCTTCGTAACGTCGTTACGGGCTTCCTTCATAGAGGGGTACGGGTCCTCAGGCGACACCTCGACGCTGATGCCCATGCCGCCCTCGTCCTTGGAGCGGGTCATGAAGTCGTACTGCCGGTTGATGTGCTCGGTCAAAGCCGCGTAGCTCTCGTGCATCTGCGGTGAGATATGCGCAGGGGTGTCCTGCTGACGGCGCACGGCGTTGCCGATGGCGGCGATGTTGTTGGGATCAGCCCTGACTCCGGCGAACTCCCGAGCGGCCTTGTAGTCGAAGCCCTGCGAACGTGCGTAGTCGCGTGCACCACGAGCTACGTCACGGACCTTGGCGTAATCGCCTACCGGCCAACGGCCTGGGAGTCGGGGCTGACCCTCCACTACGGAGCCTTGTCAACCGGTGAGGTTGGTGTGACCGGCCCTGGAGGATGCGTGGAGGCCTCGTACGCCAACTCTGCGAGAGGCTGTCGGGGAACGGTTGCTGGCTCCACGAAGAGCAGGTTGACCGCACCCCACGCCACCGTGACGCAGGCCATGAGGACGCCTCCCAACGTCGGCCCGAAGGCTTCTGCTGCCGTCAAGATGGCGATGAGGCCCTGGACGAGGACGAAGATCGCCGTTGTGATACGAACGGGGTCCTTGGTGAACACCGTCCCCGCAGGAGGCGGTTCGATGGGTGTGGTCATGTCCAGTCTCCTTTGTCGGACCGGTTGGCGATGCCCCAACGGGCACGCTCGAAGTTCCCGAGTTGTAGCGGAGCAGTCGGTTTCGTATCAGTGGGGATACCGGTGTATCGAGCGCCAACAGAGCGTGGTCGCTTGACTGGCTTCACAGCAACTTTCTTGCTGAGCGGCATCACGCGTCGAGGCCCGACAGGCATCAGAACTCCAGGCCCAGCCTCTTGGCCGTGTCGCTACGACGGTCCATCTGCTTGGAGAGGTGAGGCATCTCGGGCTCGGCTCGGGGCACGATCTTGCCGCCCCGCTTGG